TGGTGATTGCACCATACAAGAGTTTATTGAAGGCGTGGTGTGCGTCATGGTTGACGAAGTGCACATGGCCAAAGCAGATGCACTAAAAACTTTGTTGACCGGAGTCATGAGTCAGATTCCCATACGTTGGGGATTGACTGGAACCATACCCAAAGAAAAGTTTGAAAGCCAAAGCTTGTTGGTGAGTCTGGGTCCGGTCATTGGCAAGCTCACTGCCAATGAACTGCAACAGCAGGGAGTGCTGGCGCAGTGTCATGTTAACGTAGTGCAATTGATGGATCACGTTGAGTTTAGCAATTACCAAAGTGAATTAAAATACTTGTTGGAAGAAACTGGCAGACTAGATACAATTGCTAGTTTGATTCGGCAAGTCAATGAAACAGGCAACACATTGGTGCTGGTAGATCGAGTAGCGGCTGGACAAGCCTTAGTTGAACGCTTGGGCGAACGTGCTGTGTTTGTGAGTGGTGCAACCAAAGCCAAAGATAGGCAGGATGAATATGATGAAGTGGCAGAATCTAGTGACAAGATTATTGTGGCGACTTACGGTGTGGCCGCTGTGGGTATTAATATCCCCCGTATTTTTAATTTGGTTCTTCTTGAGCCCGGAAAAAGCTTTGTCCGCGTTATACAAAGCATTGGGCGAGGCATTAGAAAAGCAGAAGACAAAGACCACGTACAAATCTGGGATGTCACGTCAACCTGCAAGTTTGCCAAACGACATCTCACTAAACGTAAAGCTTATTACAAAGAAGCAAACTATCCTTTCACGCAAGAAAAACTGGAATGGATGAAAATCAAATAATTAGATCAGCACCTGGCGGCTGTGGCAGTTTAATAGATTGTATTTTGCACAGCAACAATGATGAACGTTTTGACGTTGCAGTAGCATGTTACCGACAACAACAGTTGCCATCTTCATCATTGCTTCAAAACAGCTATGGCCGGAACGGTGTTGCTGTGATCTGGGACAACATTGTTGATGCTAGTTTTTGCTATTTCATAGAAAATCCCAATTTAACACAAATCAACCGACCACCAACACAAATGGAAGTCAGTGAAATGGTACATAAAATATCAAGCCTTGAAGCAATGCTCAAAGGCAATCCATGCTGTTGGTCATTGACACAACTACTGCAAGACGTACACAAGTTACATGATCACTGCCGGCAGATAAACCCAGAGATCACCTTAGAACGAACTCGCACACTATTCTCATTATGGCGTGATACCACTTGTGGTTTTTACGAACGCAATGCTGAATATGTGCTTGATTACTTTAATCAATTGCCGTGGCAGGTGGTTGACTACAGCCCTGATACCATATATAATATACTTTATGCAAATACTAACCCTTGATGACAATCAGTCCTATGATCTAAACACGTTGCCCGACGAAGTGGATGACATGCGATTCGCCATACTTGATAATTCAGATCCCAGCAATCCTGATTATCATTACATACCTTTGATATACCTAGAAACTTTTACAGCACCTGCTTTGGTGCTTAAAATTGGCAATGATATAATCCGCATGCCCATGGACTGGCAAGTGCTGATAGGTGAGCCTGATCTAGGCGACTTAGAAGTATTGCCACTCACAAGTATAAATGATCGTGGCTTTAAAGTGTTCCAGTTCAATCCATTGAGTAGCTTTCGTCCCAGTTTTCCAAGCATAGAAATTCTAGATGTTTATCACGAAGTGACCTGGTATGCACCCAAGCTTAAAAACGGACAAATGTTGGCAGTGCCTTTGAACAATGATCCTAGTCCGGACTGTGTTTATTTTGTCAAGGACATTAGTAGGAATTGCGAGATAGTTAACTACAGTTTAGCATGGTAATCATATGAAACAATATCAAACCGACCCCGACAACCCAGTTGTTGCCCCAATAATCAAACCCAAAGTAGATGAGTCTCCCAGCCAGATTCGAGAGCTAGAGGCCAAGCTTGCTGAGCAAGATAATAAAATAAATCGCATGCACCGAGATATTGTGCGTCTCAGAGAAGTCATCAACCAATTGGCAGCAAAAATCAAATGAGCGATCGGCTAAACATACGCTATGAGATGGCCCGGCTTGATGGCAAAGACCGTGATTTTTACAGCAGTCTCACTGATGAAGAACGCAAAAAGTTTAGCCCCTATCTCATGATTCGCTGGAGTAGCACAGTGCAGGGCACACAGGAACTGCAAGAATACTATGTGCAAAGCTGTAATCACTATCTCAACAAACACTTTTTTACAGTAAACAAGCACCCGCAATTGCAGTGGCTCATGAGCACAGCAGTGAGTCCAGGAACTGGTAACCACACACATCCGTGGATTGCCCCCAAGAAAAAAGACAAAGGCAACACTGATGTTAAAAAAATGTTGATGAAATTGTATCCCAACATGAAGATGGATGAAGTTGAACTCATGAGTCGCATCAACACCAAAAAAGAGCTTGCGGCACAACTCAAAGACATGGGCAATGATACTTCACTATAACAAGTTTTTGAAAATTTAAAACATGTCGTTTGTTTGTCAATATTGTGATCGTAGTTTTATCAAAGAAACCACACTGGCTGTGCATGTGTGTGAACAAAAACGACGGGAACAAGAACGCAATGAGATGGGAGTGCAACTAGGGTTGCAGGCTTATCTAAAGTTCTATGACTACACACAAGGGTCTAGCCGGTTAAAGAGCTGGGATGGATTTGTCAAAAGTCCTTACTATAGGGCGTTTGTCAAATTTGGTAGGTACTGCATGGGACTACGAGCTGTGAACCCAGTTAGGTTCATGGACTGGTTGTTGAAGAACAACAAGAAAATTGACTATTGGTGCAAGGATGCATTTTACACCGAGTACCTCATTGGGTATCTGCGAGTAGAAGCAGTTGACGATGCCTTGACTCGTGCAATTGAATATGGTATTGCCTGGCAAGAGTCCACAGGCAATCCAGCACATGATTGTCTTAGATATGGCAATGCAAATGCAATATGCCATGCAGTGACCACAGGTAAAATCAGTCCCTGGGTAATTTACAACAGTGAGAGTGGACAAAAGTTTTTAAACTCGCTTGACCAAACACAGATTGCCATGATCTGGTCCTACATTGACAGCGATGTTTGGCAAAAGAAATTCAATGATTACAGTGCTGACCAAGCTTACTCACAAGAAATATTAAAACAGGCTGGATGGTAATGATATACATTGACTTTGTTGGGGGTGCACATGGCAACTATCTAGAGTTTGTGTGTAATCGAATTCTTGGGCAAGTAGTAACAGCCGCACCCACTCCATTTAACGCCCTGGGCGGCGCACATCAAAAAACGTATCTCAGTGACACCATGTTTCAGTGTGGACACTATTCAGTCAGCAACATTCCGTTGGTTGACTCTGCAGTAATTTCTATACAGTTTACAACTGATGACCTGTTGGCTTTGCAATGTATAAGTTTGTTACGTGCCGGAGACTACAACGTGGATCCAGAAAAATTAGAGATTGATACTTATAATAAACTTGATACTACACATTACCGGTGGGTTCGAGAAAACATTATTTCACAGTACTTTAATAATCAACTTGTAGACGGTTATCAAGCAGTGGCAGATTCTAGTTGGCCAGCGATCACCACCCAGGCAGAATACCTACAATTACCAGACCACGTCCGTGAAGAATGTGAGACTGTGCATAATCTTAAATTTTATCAATTTGATGCTGACCACCCAGATTGTCCCAGGCACATACTTAGAGAGTTTTTCCGATTTGGATTCTTGCAACCAGAACGCCACGGGCTTGTACTCAATCAGGAACAGATGGTGTATCACCAAAGTTGTCAAGTTAAACGGTTTGAGTTTGGCAAGTTTTACAACATGGATCAATTCATACATGAAATTCATGATCTGGCAAATTGGCTAGAACTTGCAGTTGATATCAATGATGTTGAATTGTTAAATCTACACCAAGAATTTTTAAAACGTCAACCCTTTGCACACAGCAAACAATACTGTGATAGTATAATATCAAGAATGATTGCTGGTGAAGAATTTGAGTTGCCCAGCATCAACGTCATCTACGAAGGCTATATTGATGCTAGACTTCAACTACTACTTGAGCGTACAATACCAATTAACGAAGATGGTTGGTTTACTCACTCACTACAAATACACAATTTATGAGCGCAGACATCGACATTGATCTCCCGGACCGAAGCAAGGTGCTTGAATTAATC